TCAGATAACGTGCCTGTTAAGGCAGACAAGAGTGGTGCCGCATTGGTAAGTGGATTCAGTCCATCAATCATGACTAGCTTGCTAGCCGCTGATTTGGATCAATTCACTCCAGAAGGCATCATGCTTAAGACAGTAATGAGTGATCGTTACGCTCTGTAAGTAACTGCTGGCCCACCTTAGCCTAGGCTGAGAATCCAGCATCCGCGATACACGAAATGTGGGATGAGCTGTGTATCCGGGGTTTGTAATTTCCTGACACAAAAATAATTATAGTATTGGACACGCATACTTAAAAGCGAGGTGGGTGTAGGTGGAAACCCTACAACTAATTTTTGAGTAGCACCTTCGGGTGCTATTTTTTTGGTAACGGCCCTATCGATGTGTTCAATTTTTGGCAACATCAATAGTTGACTGGTAGCTGGATATTTGCTATAATATACACATACACAAACAAACACTGAAAGGTTTTCCAATGCTATTGCACACTGCTCCACAAGACCAGGCTATTTTGAGCAACGTTGGTGAAGTTGGCGACTTTAAAATCAAAGCGTCAGCTAAGGCATTTAACATTTTGAGCTCAGGCTTGTATGCTAACAAGATCCGTGCTATTGTACGTGAATTGAGTTGTAATGCTGTGGACAGTCATGTTGCGGCTGGCAAACAAGATACACCGTTTGATGTCCATCTTCCAAACGATTTGGAACCTTGGTTTAGCATCCGTGACTACGGTACAGGACTTACACACGAACAAGTCACATCAATCTATACGACATATTTTGAAAGCACTAAGACAGACAGCAACGATTATATCGGCGCTTTGGGTCTTGGTTCAAAGTCTCCATTTAGTTATACAGACAACTTCACAGTAACAGCCGTTCGTGATGGCAAGAAAGGCATCTATAGCGCATTTATTAATGCACAAGGTGTACCGAGCATTGCTCAAATGATGACTGAAGACACTACAGATCCTGCTGGCGTTGAAATTAAATTTAGCGTTAATGATCGATATGACTACAGCAAGTTCCGCGACGAAGCACGTACTGTCTACACTTATTTCAAATTGCGTCCTGTTGTAACTGGTTATAAGGACTTTCAATTTTACGAAGTAACATATGACTCTACAAATATTATTCCCGGTGTACATAGTTGTCAGGGCGGACGCTCTGTTGCTATTATGGGTAATATTGCTTATCCGGTAGACATTCCTAATGCTGACAAGGTATTGGGCGAGTTGCGTAGTTTGTTGGGCTGTGGTTTGGAAATGCACTTTGCTATTGGCGAATTGGACTTCCAAGCATCACGCGAAGGCTTGTCGTACATTCCTTCGACTATCGAAGCCATCAAGGCTAAGTTGATTGCGGTTAACGGTGCGTTGACTGGTGTGCTGGCTAAAGAAGCTGATGCTATCGAAAACTTATGGGAACGTGCTTTGTTCTTGAAGGCCAAGCGTGACAGCGCATTGTGGGCCAATGCTACTGTTAAGTATGTTACCGACACTAAGTTTGCGTTGGCAAATCCTGACCAAAAGCAACACTGGAACTTCTTGAAGGACAATAAAGTCACTACTGATGACTTGGCAAGTAAGTATAACATTACTATCACACAGTTTAGTCACAGTGGCTCAAGTACTACAGTTACTAATGGCAAATCCAGCTACGAGCATGTTCGCCAACCAGACGGTACTCACAAGAGTATTCATCACTGGCCATTCAGCATTGACCGTGGCATCCGCTTTGTTATTAACGATTTGAACATTGGTGCTACTGAACGTGCTAAGTTCCACTGGAAGAATACTCCAAAGGAAAAAACTGAGGCAGGTACACACAATGTTTATGTATTGGCCAAGTTTGATAAGACTAAGCCAATGAACACTAAGGCGTTCTTTGCGGCGCTTCACAATCCTCCAACAAACTGGACTATGAATGCGAGTGCGCTTAAAGAGAAGGCTCGTGTGTCAGGTAGCTTGAAAAACGTTACTGTACTGAGTTTACAAGAACGCAATAGCGGCGGTTACTATCGTTCACGCGAAATGGTGTGGCGTGATGCCGGCAAAGCCGATAGTTTTGATACTAACACAACATTCTACTATTTGCCATTGAGTGGATTCAATCCAATCAGCAAAGTAAGTAGTGGATTTGATGTCAAACGTTTCTTCAACGACTTGAAAGAGTGCGGTGTTGATACATTGCGTAGTAAGACTATCTACGGTGTTCGTAAAGGCGACATTGAGTTTATTCAAACTCAAAAGAACTGGATCAACATCGAGGATCATATTGCTAAAGAGTTGTCGGCGATTGACAATAAATTAGTTATGAGTTTGGTGTTGCAGGCTGTTGACAGTTTTAACTTGCTCAGCTATAATAGTAATATTACCTATCATGTAGAAGCTACAGATAGTCCTTATGTCAAATTGGTAAAACAGTTTGCGGGGTTTGAGAAGATCAAATATAGTGAACAAAGTTTGAAAAATCTGTGCCGTATGTATGCTAAGAATGTTACATTCAACCCGCAAGACACAGTAGACACGTTTGTAGCACAATGTAAGGTTGTCTATGATCGTTATCCGTTGTTGCAGTACCTGCGTAGTGCACCAAATGAGCAAGTAGCAGAGTATATTAACTTAATTGACAAGAAAGAAGGCGTATGATGGCTTATCCATTTATTATTCAAGGCAAAAACATTGTAGTCGTTATTGGCAACAAGAGCCACACAATCAGTTCAACCCATATTACCTATACAAAGGTATTGGATGCTATTAAAGCACAAGATTGGGAAACTGTTAAAGACGTAATCGAACCTAAAAAGGTTGTGCTCAATTACGGCAAAGGCAATGTAAGCGTACAAGGCGAAACATTGTTTTGGAAGGGCGCAGAAATGCATAACAGTTTGAGCAAGCGTATGATCCAAATGTTACAGGACGGTTTCCCAGTTGAACCGCTTGTTAACTTTATGGAGAATCTTTTGGAGAATCCAAGTTTCCGAGCAGTTAATGAACTGTATGGCTTTTTGGAAAAGAACAGCTTGCCAATTACTCCAGACGGTTGCTTCCTTGCTTACAAAAAAGTTCGCAATGACTACATGGATATCCATAGTGGCACTTTCAACAACTCAGTTGGAATGGTTTGTGAAATGGAACGTAATAAGGTAGACGACAACCAAAATAACACTTGTAGCTCAGGCTTGCACTTCTGCTCACAAGAGTATTTGGGTTCGTTTGGTAGCAGTGATAGCCGCACAATGATCCTTAAGATCAGTCCGCGCGATGTTGTAAGCATTCCAACTGACTACAACAACAGCAAAGGTCGTGCTTGCCGCTATGAAGTTATTGGTGAGTTGGGTGTAGATCCAGAGGAAGCGTTTACTGCTCCTGTACAAGAAATGGCTAACCAGCCTGTGCCTGCCGGAACACAGCCAATGTATGGCGACATGGGTGCTTGGCCTAATTCGCCAGTCTAAATCGTTGTATTAATACAACATCAGTCCAGTTGATTTGTAGTTGACTGGACTTCTTTTTGACTGTATAATATACACATACTAGCAAAACAGGAGCATGAAATGGGTTATAAAGTTATCGCAGACAAATCGCAAATGGACGAGATGCGTACCAAATACGGCCCACGTGCAGGACTTGAAGGTCCATTCAACTTTGGTGGCCGTGTTGTTTACTACGATCCAAAAGAAGGTCAGTACTATGACCCAACTACAGATTTTTATGTTCCAAAAGACGAAGTGTTTCGCTTGTATGGAATGATTTAAGGAGCTATTATGCCGTGGATTGAAAATGTAGCCGCAAGTGATATTCCAATTGGATTCCATCACGATGCCGGCCCTAACAGTATGCTGATCAGCATCGTGGATCCAGCCAGCTGGCGCCCCGAAGCCAAGCATCAATTTAAAGAGCGTCATAACTTTGAGTTCTTGGACATCGAAGAAAAAGACTTTGCTCTAGACGAAGAAATGCGTTGTAGTCATGAGCAGGCCGCAGAGCTTGTTCGCTTGCTACAACACGCATTGGAAAATCGTATGAATGTGGTTGTTCATTGCTATGCTGGCATTTGCCGTTCGGGTGCGGTTTGTGAAGTTGGAGTTATGATGGGCTTCAATGATACAGAGCGTTTCCGTAGTCCTAACTTGCTAGTCAAGCATCGCATGATGAAGGTGCTAGGTTGGACTTATGATGAAAACGAAAAGCCCAATATTGACGATTGGCGCACATTTAGATCGGTTGACTAACACCTGAGTTGATGTTATAATTATACATTAAACAGTGAAAGGTACAAAATGGCTGGTAAAGCGAAATCGATTTATCTCACAGTAACTACGTTGGATCACAAATCAGTTTTCCATCGTATGTTTTTTAATGCTAAAGAATTTAATGAGTTTGTTAAAACTGATGAATTCAAAGCAAAGTACCCGACAACAGAATTTAAAATTGTAAAAGAAACTTATTAAAGAAAGGAGCATAATATGCCAAGTGTATTCTTAGTAAGCGACACACACTTTGGACACACAGGTGTATGCCGCTTCACACGTAACGATGGTGTTACAAAACTTCGCCCATGGGACTCCGCAGAGGAAATGGACGAAGCTATGGTTAAGGCGTGGAACGAACGGGTAAAGCCCACTGACAAGGTCTACCACTTAGGCGATGTTGTCATTAACCGTAAAGCGTTAAAAATCATGTCGAGATTAAACGGCGACAAAGTTTTAATTCGTGGTAACCACGATATCTTTAGGGACGACGAGTATCGTATGTACTTTAGAGAGCTTAGAGCTTATCACGTTATGAACGGTATGATCCTTAGCCATATTCCATTACACTCAGATTCAATGGGTCGTTTTGGTGTTAACATCCACGGACATACTCACGCAAACCGTGTGCGTAAAGCTCGTGGAGTTGATGCTAGGACTGGGGAAGTCTTGTATAGTGATGAAATTGATCCGCGCTACCATTGCGTTTGTGTGGAACAAACTCCAGACTTTGCTCCTATCTTATTTGAAGATGTCATTGCCCGCATCGAAGCTGAAGGTGGCAGTGTAGGTTTTAAAAATGGCAATGGCCCAACGATGTAAGGAGTAGTATGCCAAAGTGTTATCAATTGATTGGTGTTCCTGCCGCAGGAAAAAGTACTTGGATTAACAGCCAAAACTGGATCGGCGGCATGGAATACGTTAGCACAGATCATCATGTTCATGCGTATGCTAAGGAACAAGGTAAGACTTACGAAGAAGTTTTTAAGGATTACATGCCCACAGCAGTAGACTTGATGGCCGCAGAAGTTGTTGCCGCTAGAGAAGCTGGACGTGATGTACTTTGGGATCAAACTAGCACTACCGTTAAAAGTCGTGCTCGTAAGTTCAATATGCTTCCTAACTACGAGCATATTGCTGTGGTTTTTACAACTCCAGCAATAGCAGTATTAAAGGAACGTTTAGCCAATCGTGTAGGACAACCGATTCCTTGGGAAGTTGTACAAGGTATGATTGATAACTTTGAATATCCTACTAACGAAGAGGGTTTCAAAGAGATATGGCGGGTATAAAATACGCAGTTTAATAGGGCCTTTGGGCCCTATTTTTTTGACTTAAAATACGCACATTTTGCGAGTGCGGTTTTCTCCGATTGAATAAATACACTATAACAATCTAGCATTAGATTAAAGTATATGGAGATAGCACATGTCGCTACGAATTAGACGCGGAACAGAAGCCCAACGAACAGGCGTAACCTTTGAACCTGGTGAATTAGTATACACTACTGACACAAAACAACTGTGGGTTGGAGACGGAGTCACATCAGGCGGAAGCCCTGCTGTTGGCAGTAATATTACTGGCTACGGACTAACATTTAACGCCAGTTCTAAAAGAATTGAAGTAGCTGGCCTAACTGCTGATGATATATCCAACGGGATTAACAATAAGTTTTTCAGTACAGATTTAGCCCAGGATGCGACAGCTGCATTGTTTGCGGCAGGTTCACATACTAATATTACTTTTCAATATGATGACGCATTAAATAAAATTAATGCTACTGTAACTTTAGACGGCATTGGTCTTACTGATATTGTAAACGATACATCTCCAAGTCTTGGCGGCAATTTAGATATTAATTCATTCGATGTTACAGGAACAGGTAACATCAGTATTACAGGCGGAGTTACCGCTACGGCTGGATTCAAAGGCGACCTACTTGCTAATGACAACACTATAATTTTTGAGGCTAGTAATGGACGTATTAGCGCAAACATCCAAGACGCAAACGGAAATATTCTATTTGATAAAGATGAGCAACGTATTACATTGTATAACGTAACATCTGCGTTTGGACGTTTCTATGGTAATCAAGCTGGCGACCACACATCATGGTTAGAATTTTATTCATCTAACGGCACGTTTGCTTCTCCTTCAGCTGTTAATCCAGGCGACAAACTAAGTGGTATGATTTTAAATTCCTGGAATGGCACAACGTACGACAAGTCTGTTGTTATTGGTGGACTAGTAGACGGCGCTGTCATTAACAACCAAATACCTGGCCTATTTGCTGTTCAAAATACCAACTCAACTGGCAACGGCTTTGTAACATTAACATTTAATAGTAAAGGTGTACTAAGTGTTCCTGCTCTTCAAACAGGTGTATATGTAACTACACCAGCAGACACCCGCCCAACACCTGCCAAAGGCATGATTATTTTCAACGACACTTCTGGTGTTTTTGAAGGCTATAACGGCACTGCCTGGGTCACATTAGGCTAATACTATCCTTACAAAAAGATAACTACTAAGTCTATAAAGGCTTAAAGGTTATCTTTTTATGAGAATTTGTATTATTGGGCACCCCCGTTCGCGAAGTACTTACCTACTTAATGTAATTGCGGACTATTTCAAAATACCTGAAATCCCACACCACCAAATTAAAAATGTGTATAACGTACTCCCAGTGGAGTGTTATCACTCATCGCAATGGGAACCAATTTGGGATCCTAACTTCCCTACATCTATTAAAGAAGAATTTTTAATCAAGTTCAACGAGTTCCAGTCTAAGATAAAAAATAAAGCTAGTTTTATTATCAAAGTTCACCCATCGCAGTTAGCTTACTTTCCAGCAAGCGGTCAGCTAATAGATTTTGACTTGTTTGGTTTTCAACAATACAATCAAATTTACTTTACTGTACGTAAGAATCACATTGATGCAATTTGTAGTTACTTCATTGCTAACAAAACAGACAAGTGGCACTACGGCCGTGGCGACAAACCTATGGCTATTGAAGCGCAACCTATGTCTAATAATATTGCTGTTATGATTTATATTTGGCACGACTTGATAAGTCAAGAGCTAAAGAAGTACCTAGACAATAAAAATATAGCATGGAGTGAAATCTATTACGAAGACATGACTGATTACGTAAAAGACCATTATCCAACAGGATTAGCTAACACTATAGAAACTGGGTACGACTATAAACAACTTATAACCAACTACGACGAGTTGACTGACACATATAATATACTTAAAGATAAAGTTACAGCATTGTTTTACGAACATAATCCGGATTTGAAGAATGTTTAAATTTAGCGAGCTAAAACAATTACACTTAGAAATAACAAACAACTGCCAAGCCAGTTGTCCTATGTGTGCGAGGAATGTTCGCGGGGGTGTTGATAATCCGCTGTTGACTATTAACAACTGGACCTTAGATACATTTAAAATAATCGTATCTCCAGAAGTACTATCACAAATCGATGTGTTTTATTTTTGCGGTAACTTTGGAGATCCAATACTAAACAATGAATTGATAGACATGTGCGAGTATGCTGTTAGCGTTGATCCAACAGTTACTATTAACATACACACAAATGGCGGAGCCCGTAATGTCGATTGGTGGATAAAGTTAGCAAAGACATTGCCAGTAAATCATCGTGTAGTGTTTGCCATTGACGGCTTAGAAGATACTCATTCTATCTATCGCATCGGTACATCATTTAATAAAGTAATAGAAAATGCTCGAGCATTTATCAATGCCGGTGGTAAAGCAGAGTGGGCATTTATAAGATTTAAGCACAACGAACATCAAGTAAATGATGTAAGACAGATGGCAACTGAGCTAGGGTTTGAAAATTTTACTATGAAAGATAGCTCACGCTTCTTTGATAGCGAGAAATATGCTGTATTAAACAAACAAGGATCTGTAATTTATAATTTAGAGCCTTCGACGTACAGCGAAATTAAATTTATTAGTACAGACATTATTAAACAACATAAGAAATTAGTAGCCGAAAGTGAAATACAATGTCAGGCATTGGATTTAAAAGAAGTATATATAGATGCGTTTGGTAGGATTTTTCCGTGTTGTTGGATTGCTAGTACACCATATACTTCCTTCGACGAGGACATTAGATTTGCTCCAGTGCGTTATCAAATGCTAGACGAATACAATGAACTGATTAACGCATTAGGCGGGATAGATAAATTAGATGCTACTCAGCATACAATTAAAGATATTGTTGATTCGCCGGAGTATCAATCAGTGTGGTACAAGTTTTGGGCTGAGAAGAAATTAACTGTATGTGCTAGAGCTTGTGGTGTTCTTAAGACGCCAGTATTTTCAAAACCTTCAGAGCAATATACTAGTAAAGAAATACTTCACCAGCGTCCGTAAGTTTCAAGTTGATTCAAAAATACAACTGGGTTTAATTTCCAAAACGTTTGTTCGTGCCCTCTATATATCATTGCACAATGTTTGGATAAAGCACCAGTCTCAACAAGCGCAGGACAATAAATCTTATGTACCAGGCGTTGACTAGCAACTGGGGATTCATTGGTTGAAATGTACATGTTGCTATCAACACCACACCACTCAATACATGCTGGTATAAAAAATTGTGCTGTTGCGTTTTGGTGTTGTTGTATTGTTCTTCCTCTAGCACGTAATGTTGATATAGGAAGTCTATCAGTGAACACACACGTTCTCGCACATATACGATAAGCATTCTCACCCAACTCAGGTAGGCTATGCGCTGCAACACTACCTACAGCTTCATCATTATAATATAAAATCCATACTTGGCTTTTAGTTTCTTTGCGGAAACTATCTACTAGAATCTTTTGATTAGCGTTGTTTTCAAAGCCACGGCTTGCCGCACTATCGTAAAAGGATGTTAAGTCTAGCTCTTGTGTCCACGGAACTAGTTTATACATTATATTCCAATCTTTTTCTTAAACTCTTCAGTGAAGTGACCTTCTATATTAAAAGTTAATGTCGCATACGGCAACGTCTTAGTTAGATTACCGTGCCAGTCGTGATAGTTAAATGTAGCAATATGCCCTTCTACAGGAATACACTGTACTACGTTACCAGCGTCGTCAAAATCGTATAGATTCATTTCACGCTCTTTATCAAATCTAAACCATAGCACATCATGAGGTTTTTCAAGTTGTTCAAAAGTTAACACACCTTCCTCGAATGGATAGTAGTTAAAATCTCTATGGCAAGCCTGAGGCATGTAATGGTCTATATAAAAGAAGGATACTTGTTTTATTTCTTTAAACGGCCAAGTTTTAACCCATTGTTTAATATCTTCGTCAACCCAATCTTTAAACTGGCCAGTACCGTAGTTAAACAAGTGCATTGTTCTGTAAGGACTGAATACTTTATGTTGTAATTGTAGATATCGCATGAGTCCATATCTATCGTTATTATCTTCAAAATACGCAATGCGTTCTTTTTCTTTATCTGTGCCGTTTTGTTTTAAATCGTGTAATACATAATATGCTAACTTAGCCATTTTAAATGCGGGCTTGTTTAGATCTTCAAAGTTAATACCGGCAGCAGTATTCGATTCGCTATGTTGCGGCCAGTTTTTAGCAAAGAAGAAATAAAAGTCATCCTTCTTATCCAGTAACTCATTAATGTTAAGATACTGTTCTAAATTCATAAACGGTTTGCCGTTAGCTAATTTTAGCATTGTTGCTCTCTAAATATCTTAGTAAAGGTGATAACCCAAGATTCTTAACACCAGATGTTGCCATGTGAATAGCATCTGTTGGACTCAGATTAAAATCTTTACAAATTTTGTTGTAATGTTGTTCGTGTGTATTCCACAAATGATCAGCTGGCACATTATCTAAGAAATAATTACCTATTGCTACACACATGGTATTTATTTGGAGGTAGTCGTTGAGTATTGTAATAGGATCTTCGTACATTACATTAGACCACCGTACTCCAATACGATTCCATCCAGCTAGTCCGTACCCTTTACTTAGACTTGAAGAAAAACTCCATATAGCTGGATGTGTTAAATCTAAATCAATATTGCGACACGCTGTGATCCATGCTCCGTCAATATGTACTGGTATTTTTAATTCTAAGCAACGATTTAAAATTTCATTCATTTGCGGATGTACTTTACCTATCCTAGCAAACGGAACAGAAATAATTAAATGCTTACGTGGCTCTAGCGTGTCAATTGTTTTAGGAATCAACTTAGGGTTAATCAGTGTATGATATCTGTATTCATCCTGTAGTACTTGAACATTTTGTGTAGCATGTAGTGTATCCATATAGTGGGCAACACCCAGACAAATATCAGCACGTTTAAACTTGTTGAAACCTCTAATTGAATTTAACTTAGATTGTTCTAACCGTTGTCTAAATGTATTCTTAAACTTTTCAAATATAGGACTAGTAACTTCGTTAGTTACATCAGCCGCAGTAAATGAACTATCTAAAAAATCTAATTTAACTTTATTAGTCCTAACGTTTTCCATCAACTGCTCGTGTAGCGAATCAATAAACGGGTGGCACTTAACTGTTTGTAGATAATTGTCTGAATAGTCAGGCGCTGGTAAAAATATGTTACTCATAGTTTACCTTAAAAAACAGGCCAGCTAAGTTTTTTATATGATCAAAATGCTGATTGTCAACTGTAAAATAAATTCCAGTATCATCAAATCTAAAATTTGCTATCTGCCCTTCTTTGCTTTTATAATTTAGCCACGGACTATATATCTGGTCAAAGTTATATCTAAAAATATCAGCAGGAATGTTGTTAGGTGTAATTCTAATATTAACAGGGTTATCAATGTTACCATGCAACAACAACTGTCTTATCACTAATTGATATCGAACATGCGATCCAAAATTTATTGCTGAATGTACTCGGCCAGCATCCATGTTCCACCAAGTGTAATCTTTTTCTGTAGAGTGAAGTTTGTGTGTATCCAAATCAACTAAAAAACAGTTGTTACCCGATAAGTTTAAGTGCCACCTATCATCTATGTCAGCATGTAGTGTATAGCAAGTTTCCTGATCTAATTTCATTAACCGTGCTTCACCTTTTTCAAACGGCAATGTATCCAATACTCTTTGCCAAACTGTATTCTTATATTCGTCTTTGATTTGCCAAGCATCGTAAAAGAAATTACCAGTTGGCTGATTTAATATTATTCTGCGCTCACCGCCTGGAAACTGCGACAAGTTCATTATTTGGGCAAATGCTTCGTCAAATAGTTCTTTCGGCAATTGAAATTGTGTCTTAGTTAACATAGAAATATTTATGTGCTACTATAACTATGGTAAATATTTCTATGTTAAATACTCGCATTGCCACATCGTACACTACTGAATGGTTACAAACAGATAGACCTAGTCCGTTGGACGACAATCAAATTGAGCAGTTAATACAAGATGTATTGTGTGGGAAGCTAGATAAGGATATTACTGATAACGTTTATACTAGTTTTAAACAAGAGACAACGAATTGGATTTTTAACTCAAAATTAAATACCTTAACAGGGTTTGATAGTTTTAATCGTGTTGATATTATAAACGGATGTACACAGTTTATAGATAATTTGTATATGCAAGGGCCTGTACAAGTATTGCGAGGCGATTACAGATACCATGAAAGATTAGAATTAGCGTATGTAAAAGATGTGGGCTCGCTAATTCCAGACATTCCTTTAATTATAGCAATGCCGTTCCCTAGCATTGGTGCTCCACATCAGGATATGGAGGAGATTTTACATGAGTGTAAAATTAAAAACATTGCAGTACATATTGACGGTGCTTGGATTAGTTGTTGCCGTGACATTACTTTTGACTTTAGCCATGTGGCTATTAGATCCGTTGGCATCAGTCTTAGCAAAGGTCTTGGTCTCGGGTGGAACAGGATAGGATTACGTTGGACCAAAGATAGCAAGGCAGATTCGATTACAATAATGAACGATTTCAAAATGAACAATCGTGCGCTGGCAATGATTGGATTGCATTTTATTCGTAACTTGCCAACGGACTACTTGTGGTTGACACACGGCGATAGATATTATACAATATGTAAAGACTTCGGCTTGACTCCCACTAACAGTATATATTTGGCACTACAAAATGGACAGCCTGTTGGAGTCAGTCCACTGATAAGGTATTTGGAAAATGAATCAAGTTAGCATACCGTTTGATAAGACGTGGACAGATGTTGCTGTAAGTCTAAGCGGTGGCGCAGATAGTGCCTTACTAGCCTACATGGTGTGCGAGCTTGCTAAAGAACATAATGTCACAGTACACATTATTAATCATGTGCGTATGTGGAAAACACGCCCGTGGCAACAACATGATGCTGATCGAGTTTACAATTGGTTATTCCAGCGTTTCTATCATACAACATTTAGACGGCATACTAACTTCATTGCCCCAGACATAGAATACGGTAATATAGGACCCAATCTAACTGATGAGTATGGCAAGAAGGTAAGTGGTGATAATATACAACAACGTGCCTATGCTGAATTTATTTGCCATAAACATAATGTAAGTGCTTATTTTAATGCAGTAACACGTAATCCTAGGCAAGCAATGTTTAACGGTATGCTTGAACGTGATTTAGAACCAACCGAAGAAAATAAACATTTAGAATACATGATTCATATGGGTCGTGTTGCCAGTCATCCTTTTCGATTCGTAGATAAATCGTGGGTACTAGCACAATATAAAAAATTAGAAATTATGGATTTGTTTGAGCTGACAAGAAGTTGTGAAGGCGAATTCAAAGAAATTAACTACGCAACATATACACCTGGTCAATACGTACCAGTATGCGGGGAATGTTTTTGGTGTAAAGAAAGAGATTGGGCTATAGCATGTCAAGACTCGTAACGTTTGGATGTTCTTATACCTATGGCAAGGGATTAGAAGATTGCCAGGATTGGCCATTACTACATAAAAGTATGCACAGTTCTAAGCCAAGTCAGTTAGGTTGGCCAAATCAACTAAGTGACAAGTTAGGTGTAGAGCTAGTGAACAAGTCTTACCCAGGATCAAGTAATTTAGAAATACTGTATGAGATACTACAATTTGATTTTAAACAAGATGATATAGTAGTTATAATGTGGTCTCACTACTTACGTGATATGCTGTTCACACGATTCTTCAAATGGATATTTTTAAGACGTAGGTTAGGTGCTTGGAAGAATACAGGTGTAGCAAAGAAATGGGTGGAGCAGATGAGTGAGCGAGATTACTCTATGCGTACATGGATTTACCTACAACACGCTAGTCTATACTTAAACAGTAAAGGTATAAAATATATACACTACCCTGCGGCACCACACGAGTTACGTGAATACGAATTTCCAAGAATCCATGTAGACAATTTACACATGGATGGTATAGAATGGATTGACAATGCGTTAGATGGTAGTCATCCTGGACCGGCAACACATGCTAAATTAACGGATAAGATTTTTAATATTTTAAATGAATCAAAGTAAAACATTTTGTATGCATCCTTTTACAGGATTAGCAACTAGAGAAGACGGAGCAATTTGTGCTTGTTGTCGTAGCCACCCTGTTGGCAATATACAGTACCAGAGCTTAGAAGAGATTTGGAATAATAGTACAATGCGCCGCATACGGCGACAAGTGTTAAATGACGAGCGTCCTAAAGAATGCGAACCTTGCTTTAGTTTAGAAGACCAGGGTGTTGAAAGTTTGCGTATGCGACATATAGCAGGCAAAATACCAGAAGCACGTATTAACTTGTATCCTAATACTCCATTACAAGAAGTAATGCCATTTGAGATTCCTACTATGGAACTTAAACTAAACAACTTGTGTAATCTAAAATGCCGGATGTGCCATCCAATGGATAGTACTAGCTGGAATGACTGGAGTGAAGTTAAAGACTTTTACAAAGCAGAAGGCAACATCATGTATGCTATTGTGGAAGAACATAACTTAGAACAGAAGCCACACCTTGATAAGTTTCAAGACAATCCTGAATGGTGGGCTAGTTTAGAAAAACTACTTCCGTACTTTAGACGTGTAGAGTTTGCTGGCGGCGAACCTCTAATGGATCCACAGCACTATCGCATACTAGATATGCTTGCTCCTTACGGTGATCAAATTGAGATTAAGTACGCAACTAACTTAACCACATTAGGTAAGAGTAATCGTACCATTTGGGAATATTGGCCTAAGTTTAAATCAGTAGCAGTCAATGTAAGCATTGACGGCATTTGGGCAAGTTATGATTACATACGGGGTAACGGTAGCTTTATTGAAATCGTAAACAACATTAAACAGGTACAGACTATTACAAACATTAGTCGTATTGTTGGCGCGGTAACTGTACAAGTTAGTAATGTGCTTATACTAGACAAGATGATAGAATATTTCTTAAATGATTTAGGAATTGTATTTCATACGCATCGTGTAGAATATCCTAAAGTATTATCAGCACAAGTATTACCTGCTGAATTAAAACTATTGGCTATACAACGATTAGAAGCAGTAAAGTCCCGTATTCCAGAATTTAAGATGGTTAAAGAACATCCTGAGCTATATGGTTACACACTTGGGCAGATACAGGATAACATCAACTACTTGAGGGCAAGAGATCAAAGCGACAAGTGGACAGATTGTATAGAATTTAATCGACGTTTAGATAAAACTAGAGACCAAGACTTTGTACAAGTTACACCAGAATTTAAGGATTACGTATAATGGCAACAATGCATCTTACTACACCTCATGCTGAGTTAACGTTTATTCACATAACTAAAACAGGCGGTACAAGTGTAACTCACTGGTTAGACGAACTGCCTAATATTACATCTTATAAAAAGTGGAAGCATCACGAAAGTTCTGAAATGCTAGTCCAGGACAATCACGTATCTCCTTTTATTTTTACAGTAGTACGAAATCCGTGGGATAGAGTTGTCAGCGGCTATCATTACTTAACACAACGTAAAGGAATGTATTTTCCAAAGTCGCACGATTACTTTTGGGAAACTGTTGAGAAGTTAACAGGCAATACTGATTTATCATTTGATGACTGGGTTAAGTATCTGCCTGAATTTAAAATGCATCCTAATGACTGGTCAAGTGCTGGCACACCACAGTCTGATTACATACGTCCTGGAATTGACCACGTAGTTAAATTTGAAAGCATTGACAGCGACTTTGTAGTTGTACAAGAGCTATGTAATGACTTTCGCCCGTTGCCAAAAACTAACGAGTCGCAACGTGATTTACATCACGGCTATTATTCCGATGCTAATAGAATGTTAGTTGCTAAGATGTTTGAAAAAGATATCGACTTGTGGAAGTACTCATTCTAATGGAACACGTAACTAGCCGCTGGCCACATCAAGACAGTATTAAGATCGAATGGAATCTTGGTAAGCGTTGTAATTACGACTGTAGTTACTGCCCTAGTAGCATACATGATAACTCTAGTCCACATACTGATATAGAAATTCTCAAAGCAACTGTGGACAAACTAATGACACTGGGCAAACCTATACGTTTAAGTTTTACAGGCGGAGAACCTACAGTACATCCTAAGTTTCCAGAACTTATTAAGTATTGTAATCATGTTGGCATTAGTTGGATCAGTGTAACAACTAATGGAACATTACCTTACGAATTTTACGCTAGTCTAAATGTAGATCAATACGTCTTTAGTCTACATTTAGAATACAATTGGCAACGTGTTTACGATACTATGAGTAAAGTTGCCGACCGTACTAATTTTAGAATCGTAGCACAGATCATGTGCCATCATGATCATATGCCTGCGGCTTATACGTTATTTGCTAGATGCTTGACTGCTCATATTCCAGCTACATTAAGACGAATACGTTGGACAGAAGGTGATCATGATTTGTTTGACGACATGCGGTATCACCCTGACGACTTAAACTGGATTAAGAAACAAGAAGCCACTGTTGAAGGAAATTGTGTTATAGATGGCAAGCAAATTATACATGCCAATGACGTCATTAAACTACATTTAAACAAGTTTAAAGATTGGTCTTGTAATGCCGGGATTGAAAGTCTAATGATAAATTGGGATGGCGAAGTACATCGTGCTACTTGCCGTGTTGGCGGTAGCTTAGGTAACATATACTCAGGGGCACTTAGTATTAACGTAGACCCTGTAATCTGTGATAGGAATTATTGTACGTGTGCCGCTGACATTCCTCTCACTAAGATTAAACTTGGTTAAATGTGTCTCAGGCATACACCAGCAAGCAGTATTAGGACATTTGGTTGACTTTAATGGCGGATTAAATTCTGTTGTAAAATTAGGACTTGTTATATTAAAGTAAGTGTCTAACCCAAATAGTTTAGCATTACAGGCTCCTGTAATGTTACCAGTCCAGTTCATATAAATTCTGTCTAAGCCAATAGCACAATCCCAGTCTTTAAAACTATTCCAACCACGATTGAAGTACGCACCTGGAGATGCTCGCATAGTTGAGCCGTCTTCTAAAGTAGCAGTACTGTCAAAGAATCTAAGCTCGTCTTTAATCAAGTGTCTATTGCGCCAGAACCATAATAGGTTAGGCAAACGTTTTAAGTCACGTTTTAAATACTTTAACTGTTCTGGTGTGTAGCGAGGCACAGATGGATCGGCAGTATTATCAATAACTTCGGCAGTCATAATAAACCATCTGTTACGACTGTGCTTTTTCATTAGCTCGATGTCGCGTATTCCTTTGTCCCAATGATTAGGATCCATCAATACTTTAACAGTAGTCTTTGTGCCGCGTTCGTGTAATGCGTCGGCTACTGCTATAATGTGTGTTACATCACCTTGGGCAATATGATGTGTTAAATGTGCGTTGTCAATAAGATGAGCATTCTCTTCCCACCATCGTAAGGTTCTAGATCCATTCGATATCAAAGAAAAATATACGTTATTGTCTTGTTTTATTTTGGCAATGAATTCTGCCAAGTGCCTCCATAAAGTCGGCTCTCCGCCAGCCATAGACAAATGTACTTTGTCCTTGCCTAACTTCTCTTTGTAAAAATTAATCAAATGTCGAAAATTTCCTACTACCAAATCTAAGTCATCGGAAAATTTATGTGTTCCTGCGTTGCTACCAGGAAAACAATATTCACATTTAAAATTACAATAGTTACTAGGATCCCAACCTATCTCTAAAACGTTGGATGATTTGTTAGATACAATCTTAACTGGTTTCATAGTAAATGGGCTAGCTCAGGAAATGTTTCTTTAAAGTCGGTGCCACGTTGTTTGTCCATAGTACTAATATATTCGCCAAAATCTGGCAACAAGTTAGTATGGTCTTCAGCGTCCATCCAATCTAATATACCCTCCCAACGCTTCCAACCGTATGGGTTAGTTACCCAGAACTCCCTGTCCTGCGTATAGTTAATCCACAACCAAGATTTAAGTTCTTCAAACAATTCACGTACATGTTGCTTGTCTTCTAGGGGGAGCACACGCAAACTTAACCAGGTAGGTATCCATAACAAGTGTACACCAATTAGGCCGCCACCCATTACTTGCCCACTGGCATTTTTGTCAAAGTTAATCTTCTTAAAGCCTTGTTCAACCTTCCATTTAATAAATTCAGGAACGTGCTTAATGTTTAATATTTGTACAGCAAACGCAATATTTGTTTGTATGTTGTCTGGAGCAGTATCTAGTATTTGTAAATTTTTAACAATAGTTTGCCATTCGCTTGGATAGCGTATGTAATGATTACGTTTACCCATTCCATCTAAGCTAAACCCTACTTTGACTTTTTTGAATTGCTTCCATATATCTATAATAGCATCGTTAATTAACAAACCGTTTGTGTTATATCTTAATGTGATATTGTTTGCGTAACCACGTTTAATAATTTCTTCTAAGAACATCTTATGCTCTTTAATTAATAAAGGCTCGCCACCGGCAAAGTATAATTGCTTAATGTTAGGAATCTGGTCAAATATTTCTTCCCAGAATTTTGGATTTTCATGCCAGTAATTATTAAAGTCGCTAGCAGTCCAATCCATTTGTTTTTTAATTAAAGGACTTTGTATCAGTGGATAAATCTTTTTATGTTCAGGCACCCACATGCTAGAATCATGCGGGCTACACATGATACATTTTAAATTACATGTATGGCCTAATCTTAGATCAAGGTACTGTAATTTGTAAGGTACAGATCCATCTTCTTCTGTTTCGCGAATAAGCTGTTCTATATCTATCTTTTCTTCTAAATGCCAAGTGCCGGTTTCCCAAATGCGCTTACTAGCAATACCTTCTTGCTCTTCTTTAAAACATTTAGTACATGACGCAGGAACTTCACCAGCTAACATAGTCTTACGTACACTGCGCATATAGTCATTATTAAATGCTTCTGTAGGCAGATCGTGGGCAAAATTAGCGGGTTTGCCATCTTCCATCTTAACAAGTCCAACAGTGTAGTCTCCACTATCAGCGCCGCTGGCATTAGCTACACAGCATATACGCATATCGCCGTTGGGCCGAGTTGCTAAGTGTATCCAAGGAAGTACACAAAAACTTTTGCTACCTGAGATACTTTCAATTTGTTTTTGCCAAGTACCTATTTGTGTTTCTTCTGGTTGTAACCAAAATACCTTTTGTGTCATAGTTGTTTCTTAATGTTGTCTATTAGTTGTTGGTCATCTGTAGGGATCCACGATAACACTTCGTCAATATTTTCTACCGCTTGCCAGCTAGTAGTTGGACCTAGCTCCATCAACGCTTCTGTGTTAGTCCAATCCCAGTTGTTGATTAATTTTCCGGCTCCTGACCAATCGCTGATCAAATCATCAAAATCTATTCTTATAACTCTTCCAAAATCAAAAGTATCTGCTTGCTCGTATACTGCTTTTTCCCAGCACTTATAATTCCAATAAGCTAACATAAACTGTTCTTTGTTAAATGCTAGATTTTTAATTACATAGTCTTTACCAGGATGTGATTTATTAGTGGTATTGTAGGAACCATTGCTCAATAGCCAAGCGGCAAAGTCCTTTCGGGATACTAGCAACAAACACCACTCGCTATGATCCTTGAGTTCTTCTTGTAGTTTCTTGACCTTAGTAGCATTAAAGAATGTAAACACACTATGGCTAGCATCATTAAACTGTTGCCATTCGTGTCTTTCGTAGATTCCTCTATCAATGCCTAAGGCAGTTGGAGAGTCCGCTTTAAGACTATTAAAAATACAATTGAACGTACTAGTACTAGCCGTTCTTCCAAGGGTAAACAAAATAAACTTATTCATATAATTAATTAGCCTTTAAACTGCACACTAAATATTTTTATGACTATAAAATACTTGGGCAACTATCCAAATTGGGTGAATCCACATCATCTCAAAATCATTTTGGAAAGTGAAGGCGATAAACGTACTGCATATAAAACTGAGAAAGAGATAGAGAAACAAGAACAAGTATCTATATGGTCGTCACTAGGGCATGAGCTTAAAGGCGCAGAATGGTTTATGTATTACTACGGGCACTTAGGTATGTCTGCTGTGACTGACTTACAAATACCAATAGATATAGACGGGCCGTTTAACTGGTGGTACTCTAAAATAAATCCTGGATCAGTATTCCCATTACACGTAGATACGTTTGATGTAACTAGCAACAAGACACGCAGACTTTGGATCCCTATGCAAGATTATCAGCCTGGCCACATCTTTATATATGAAGGTAAAATGTTGGATGATTATCGTGCTGGAGATGTTTACGAGTTTGAAAATCCTAAGGCATGGCACGGTGCTGCCAACATTGGATTTGAACCAAAGATTAGTTTACAATTAGTAATTCGCTAAGTGAGCAATGCCAACACGTTGCCTAAACTCTTCGGTAAACTTTCCATCTATTCTAATACTAAAAGTTTGTACGTTTGAACATCCACCGTTGTGCCAGTCCTGGTCGTTGAAAAAGATAGCATAAGATGTTGTTGTGACTTTAGTATCTGTTTCAGAATCCCATATATAGAAGTCCCTGTCTAATCGTGTGCGTAAGTGTATGAACTCGTGTCTGTGATCAAAATAATCAGTTTCATTTGGATAAATTAAATCTCTATGTAAAGCAGTCTGCCCATCGTGTTCTGCTTTAAAGATAATTATTCTTCCTATATGATCAAATACTGTGCCTTGTAATTTTTCAATCCACTGTTTAAATTCAGGAAAATATTCAGCGTCAGGTGTCCATGCTTTTTCTTCGAAACGTGATTCCCAACCGCCTTCTTCAGTTTTAAGAAAAATAAACTGATACGGATCATAAGCGCCTAGTGTTAATTTTAAGAACAATACAAATTCATCACGATTATCCCATTCGCCAATTTCTTTTCCTAATCTTCTAATCTCGTGATCTTCTGGCAGGGCAAAGTATTCATCTACTGCTTGGAATGTTGGTTTAAAGTTAAGCTCGTAAGCATCGTTAAAGCCACCTGGTCTAACAATGTTGCCTTCTTTCTTGTGTTTGGATCGTACAATACCCTTACAAATTTTGTAATGGAGATCTAGCAAGCCTTGTATATCAAGGTAAGGATCTAAATCAATGTAGGGTTGAGAATTTATTCCGCGGATCATAATAAAGGCTAATTAAGTAATACTAGTAGTTATCAGAAATCATATGACAAATTTAAAAAATTGGAACCATTATTACAACTTAGAAGGCACTGAGCAAGTTCGTGCCAATTTGGTATATACTCCGTATGTTAGTCCAGACAAGAAAACATTTTGTATGAGCTTTAACCGTGAAGAAGGATACCACATTTATGTACATGAGAATTTTAAATGGACAGACGAACTGCTATCAGACCGTTTTAACAGAGAACTGCTATTCTATGCTCGAGCATCCAAAGTTGTGCCAACATTAGATCTAGTTGACGTAGATACAGCAAACAGACGAATATTTTTAAAATGGCACGGTGATGATTTTTATATGCAAGGCTTAACAGCCAATGGCTACGATAACGTACTACCTAATTGGCAAGAGCAATGGACTAATCTTATTACTACTATGTGGGACACTAACATTTTGAAATGTAGTTTACATCCAAATAGTTGGGTTGCAGTTGACGGTGTTCTAACGCCATTCAACTGGTTCTTTTGCTTTGACAAAGCTGAGACTGGAATTACCATACGAAGTTTGTTATTACAAATAAGCGACAGCCGACAGGATAAACTAATAGAAGTGCTGAACAGCGCAGGCTTAGATATCGATAAACCATACGCAAGTGTTGATTTACAAAAAGTTGCGTTAGAGAGTTTTAAAAGCAATTACCCAGAAGAATTAATCAACAACCTTATAAAGAAATATAATGACCTTCTATCATAAAATTAGAGAAATCGAAGTAGAGAATAGCGGTATATGTAATGCCGCTTGCCCGCAGTGTATTCGTGAAATTAAACCAGGAGATCATTCTTGGTTTGAGGAAGGCTACTTACAAGCAGATGTGTTTGATAGAATACCATCTACTGTTTACGAGAATTTAGAAATATTACGATTTGCTGGATCTATAGGCGATCCGTGTGCCGCTCCAAACTTTATTGAGGTAGTCAAAAAAGTCCGTGCCAAAGGTAAATTTAAAATTAACGTAAGCACAAACGGCGGTATGAAAAGTCCTGATTGGTGGACTAGGCTTGCCCACGCACTAGGGCCTGATGACGAAGTACAATTTGCGTTAGACGGATTAGAAGATACTAACAACATATATCGTGTAAATGTAAGTTGGAAGAAGGCGATGGAAAATGCTCGAGCATTTATTGCCGCAGGCGGTACTGCGTTATGGCAATTTATTGTGTTTCAACATAACGAACATCAAGTTGAAGATGGACGTACACTTGCTGAGCAAATGGGATTTAAGAAATTCATAGTTAAACCTAGTCATAGATTTTTAATGGATGACATCATGGGTGTACAGCGTTACGGCACTGGCGGGGTACTTATACAACCCCCAGGACAGAAAGAGATGATACACAAAGTAATGTTCCAACCTAAAGTTGTTAAAGTCGATGATTTATTAAAGAATTCGAACAATAGTTGTATTAAGTGTTATGCTAAAGAGCATCAAGATGTTTATATAGATTTTACAGGTCATGTGTTTCCTTGTTGTTTTATGGCTTCAAACTTTTGGGCACAGAAACACGTATCAGTTCCAGATGGTTGGAAACAGTTATGGAACGATGCCGGCGGTGATTTAATAGACTTACACAAACAAGACTGGGATACTATTGTACAAGGCGAATTTTTTAACCAAGTTGAGAAACGATGGGACAAGGATTACAACAATGGTCGCTTGTTAATATGTTCTGGAGTGTGTTCTTCCTTTGAAGGAAGATTTAATGACCCTGCCGAATTTGGCAAGTTAGCTACTACGGAATTTAAACAGTCCCAATAATCATATAGCGGGTGTAAAGTGGCAATTCCAATTCACCAGCCCACTTTACAGTACCGAGATTACATTGTTGTTTAAACTCATCTAAACTGTTGGCAATTCTTATATGTTCAGGTATGTTATAGTTGTTACTTTGTAATACAAATAATGTGTTATGCGGCATGCCACTTAACCACAAGTCGTATTGGTCCTGTGTAATATGTTCACAGCTAGTGTTTATAACTACATCAGCATCACTACGGATAGCACACATATCAGCAGTAACAGCACGAAACTTGCCGTATATCTCCTCTGCTTTATTCATCATATTAGCAATAGGCTCACATGCCGGATCAATGTCTACACTGCGAATACTAGTAACTGGCACATCGCTTTGGAACAGCATACTAGCAAGTACACCATTCCAGCCGCCGTGTATGTCCACCGTAACAAACTTATTGACATGTTTGCGTAATTGTTTACACAACCAATCTTTGCTTTTCATCTGCCCTGCCCAGAAACAATCTAATGTTCGCATTGGGTCAGGACTTTGCCTTACGGCTTGCATCCAATAGTGAAAGTGATCTAAATTAATATTCAATTACGTCCCCATTTAATTCGATCCCATACTCGTTCATGAATAAAGTATAGTACGGTATTTGTAATTAATTGTATACTTGCTATACTACCAGCAACAACAAAATTTCCAGATATTAAATAACTAATTCCAAACGTAGCACCACTACCTGTTATACGCCAGGTAATGGTTTTTACTAAGCTACGGCTGGGCTTATCCATTATTTCAAACCTAGTTCCTTGCGGATTTTTGTAGCAGAGATAGAGTGTGTAGCGTCATCAAATGTTTCTTGTTCGATTTTATAACCTACATCTCGACCATAGGTAATGTTTACAATGTTGGGTACAACTTGTATTTCATACTGTCCTTGGAATAGCGGATCTAAGTCACGTTTAATATAACTCTTAACTTGATCTATAGCAAACGGGTTGCTTCCTTGCCAGCCTTGGCAATCACGTATTTGAATAACTACTTGACCTGTTTTGGCAATAGAACGTTCAAATAATTTACGATGGCCTTCATGCCAAGGTTGCCACCTACCTAACATTTGTACCGTCTCTTTTTGCCAATCAAATGTAGGACGACGTTTATTTTCTAAAATGTGCTGGCCCACAAACTCGACCCACTTTTCAGCATTTTGTTCGATTATCCTAAAATCATATTGCTCGGGTGGAACGAATGCTTTGTTAGTATCGTCAAAGCGGCCAGCGTCGATTGTGTCGATCCAGATAGTCCAGTCGGCTTTAAAGTTGTTACGCATTTCAACTAGCGGTGCTACAAAATCACAGATAACAAAATCACCTGTACAGTTGATAGCAAAATCAAACATTCTGATACTTTGACGAATGCGCCCTTCACGGCTAAAATCCCAGTCGTTGAATCTTTTACGAACATCATCGGCATTGAACCAATCCACTCCTACTTTCAACATGTCAGGGCCCGGGATGCCTTCATAATTTAACAACCTATTTGGATTTACTTTATATAAATCCCCATTTTCTTCTATGTATTTTTTAAGTCGTTCAGCAAAATAGGTTTTGCCCGAACCAGGTAATCCCATAATTAAGATTCTTTTAGCCATTTTATTTCCTTTGGTATCTTACTGTCAGCACTACTGACACATGTATTAGTTATACATTCTTGCGGGCTGTCAAATAATTTAAAGTTCGAAAGTGTACCTAATGGTTGGTCGTGACAACTATAACTACGTTTTACTTCCGTTCCTCTAATTATAACACTTTGGTATCCAGCGTTACAATTCCACCCACTAAACTTATTGAATCCAAATGCGTTAAATCGCTCGGCTTGATCAAATAAGTGTTCTGTTCCATCTGCTTCGTATAATGCTATTTGATAAAGTTCCTCACCATTAGCACGTTGCGGAAATCCTTCACGCATCTTGTGTATCATATCATCAGTATAACCCTCAACAACCGCACTCGCTGTCGGATCACTTTGAGGCTTTAAAGTAACGTTGATTCCACGGTTGTGAAAACGTTCCATGCGTTCATAGAGTTCGTAGAACTTTTCTGGCACCATAACTTGATTGATTGTAACGTGTACTAGCTCGTATTGTAATTGTAAACACTTGTCGCCGAACTCTTGTTCCTTGGCAAACTCATCGTGGAAGCTGGCCGTAATACTACGGCGTTGTAATAGTTCAGTATTCTTACACCAAGTGTTCCACCATTTGCTTCCCGGTGACAAATTGGTAGTCATGTGTATACTTTGGTAGGTACTTTCCTTTTCGTCCAAATGTTTAACTAAGTCTGGCAATTGTTTATAAGCAGTAGGCTCACCTCCGCTGAACGACCAATGGAACTGGTTAAACCCATTAGCTCGTGCTTGACGCTTAATCTCGTCTACAGTAGATTTATACACTTCAAGCGGCTGGTGATCCAATTTGTCGCTACGGGCATATGGCCAACAATAGCTACAACTATAATTACAGAATCTACCCAAAATCCAACTGGTAGAAAATAATGGTTTGGCTAGCATTGTGCGTTGCCCAAACCGTACAATATTTTGGAAAGGAATGGTTGAAAAGCTCATTGACAGTATTTACAAATAAGTATATAATACAATGGTAGACGTGAGTGGAACATGGTATACCTCCTCCTAGTAGCTTCGGCGAACGGAGGGACAGGGCCTAGCCCATTGGGCGGCTTTGTAGGTTCGAATCCTACCGTCTACACCATTTTTAACACAGGCACAGAAAGGCAGTTTATGAAAAAGGCACTTTTGGTACTACTACTTATTACTAATACAGCTATGGCACAAACTTGGGATTGGAAAAATCCAGAATCCAAATTTGACGCTACAAAAAATGAAGTGATGGATGTCAAATTGCGGTGGGTTGTAGTCAAAGACATCGATGCCGCTTGTAACGCAGAAAGTAAAAAACGGGGCGGAGGAGTTTTCCGTTTTAACGTACAGGCTTGTTCGTTTTGGGAAGGTAAGGAATGTATTATTATGACGCCTAAAATGGCTAGTATTCATAATTTAGGACACGAAGTTTTACATTGTTTTAGGGGCGCATACCATTGAAATACGATTTAGTTGAGGACATACGCAACTGTCCTGAAATGATGGCAAAGATTCGTGCGGATGACGGACGCTATGCTCAAAACTTATATGCCGCATGGTGTAATATGCAATGGTGTCCAAAAGAACTTTGGCCTACGTTGCGACAGGACCCAGATAAAGATTTGTGGTCAGCTAGTTGGCGTGGCGCTGGCGGCATTGTAGCAAACCTTAGAAATAAGGGTGAAGACTACATGAACTATTACTGTAGTGGTATGGGCGGAGTAGCAATGAGCTATGAAGAAGACCCTGAATGGAAAAAACTTGGGCATGTTGGCGAAGGACATGTTACAGATGAGATTGCCACAGATCTTGACAGACTAGGCTGGTTTCCTGTACCATGGGAAGATGACGGAATTTAAAGTAAATACATTATGACAAAAACAACATATACAGTCGAAGAACTATTTGAAGACATTCCTGATGATCCAGATAATGTCATTATGAAACTACCTCCAGAAATTTGCGAAGCTCAGGGTTGGGTAGAAGGCGATACTATTAACATTAAAGTAGAAGATGGTGCTATGGTACTATCTAAGGTAAATGGCTAAAGACGACATTATTGAACTAGTAGGAACTGTTGAAGAAGTATTACCTGGAAATATGTTTAGGGTTAAGATAGATCAAGCACCAAATCCAATTTTGTGCTACATGGGTGGTAAACTAAAACAACACAAGATTAGGATAATTTTGGGTGATAAGGTTAAGTTGGAAGTCAGTCCGTACGACCTTACAAAGGGCAGAGTAACTTATAGGTTGTAACTATGAACTCAATAATGGAAACTGTATGTTTGATTTGTACACAAGTTAGACACAAGACTAAACAAGATACTAGTTTTCCAAAGTTGTTAGTAGAATTACGCCGTGGGTTTCGTAGGGCCGGATTAGATTTAAAAATAAAGTCGCAAATAAAAAAGTTTCTTGCTACGGAAGAATTTTATGTAAACGCATATTATGATCCCGAAGACGATCAAAATAAAGAAACCCCAATTGAAGTAATAATATATCATAATTTTGATAAAGACGTTATTTGGAGCCATGCTCAGATAACAGATTTACTTGTTCAAATATTTGATGCTACTATACACGAGTACAAACATCAGCGACAAAGCCGAAAACGTAAACATAAAGAGTTTTGGGAACGAGCGGATGCTGAACAAGAATTTCACGAATACTTACAAGACCCGGACGAACTAGATGCTTACGCATTGAGCATAGCCATTGAACTTTGCCGAACCGTTGGTAAATATCGAGCATTACGTTATATGCCCAAATTCACAACATTGGCTAGACTTAAGGTCAAAGAGGAATTTGTCAGCCCAAATCTTAATGCTTATGTTAGCCATTTTGAAAAACCCATAAGTCCGTTGTTAAGACGACTTGCCAAAAAGATTTATGTGCGCCTAATGAAAGTTGACACTGACTTCATCTTCATGTAAAATACAAAGTATATTAACCCACACAGAGCGTAACATGAAAGAGTACCCCACCCAACAAGTTCTAGAGCTAGCTTGTGCGGCGCAACGAATTAACGGTAACTACATTAAAGAAAGTGCAAGTGTATTTGCCGACGACAATACTTACATGTACACCAATCATACAAACAAAATGATGATGCTGTGTACAGTAAATCCTGGCAACTGGACAGCTGATCCAAAAGAAGCTCCTATGCCTCTTAAAGTCTTGCCAGAAGACATTCTCCTTTCAGAAGAAATTAAACGACATTTTCGAAAATTTATGTTTAGCGCCATTGAAGGTGAAAACGATTTTCAAACCAATATAAACACAATACTAAGCGGCGAAACCGTCAAAGCAAACCAATTTGGTTATGTGGCATGTTTGCCCAGCGTGTATGTTAGAGATATTGCCCAGACTAAAGTTAAGCGAGCGGCACAACAAGTTGAAGAAGGCGCATTGGCAGAAATTGGTTCTACTCTCAAAGATTTAGATGCTGAAATAATTTCCTCAGTTAAGTCAAAAAACTTTGAAGGTTACAATATAGATGCTATAATTAACAATAGGATGGTATCCTGGATGAATAAAACGCATCTTAATTTGGGGCCTGCTGTTATAGTTAAAGCCAAAGTTAAAGATTGTAACAAACACTGGAAACATCAAAATGATGTGACTAGACTACATTATGTAAAGGCCGCACAATGACTCATTCGTGGATTTTGATTATTGCTATGCATAGTCCAGCTGGAGACTTTATGAATAAAGAAACTATCGGCTTTGAATCTAAACGAGCATGTGAAGCAGTAAAGGCACAATTGCCTAACTTAGATAATCCCATGCGTGTAAAACATAAAGGACTATGCGTAACTCGAGATCATTGGGAAGGTAAGAAACAAATGCCAGGAGTAGCGTATGACTAAAGAGAAACATAAGAAGTATCAATGGATTGACGGCGAAACTGCAGATCGTATTACTAGTCTTAATTTAAAAGACTATCGTGCGTATCTCAAGAAAGAAATCAAGCAGTGGAAGAAGAATCCAAAATCAGATGCTAACCCTACCGGCTATTGGCTACATCCAGAAGATGTAGGACTTAACATTCAAACTATTGCAGCACTGGATTTGATTATTAGTCATTTTCCAGAAACATCGGATGAGATAAAATGAAACTAGAACTAGATAAGTTGTTGTGTGAGAAGTATCCAAAGATGATGGTTAACCGCACTAAGAACATGCAGGAAACTGCTATGTGTTGGGGCTTCGATTGTGGCGATGGTTGGTATAATATCCTAGATCAGCTTATGGGTAATATTCAGCATCACATTGATTGGAAAGAGAAACAGCGTAACTGGGCTATTGATCATAATGCTATGGTCGCACAATGTCGAGAAGGCATTTTTGACCTGTTTGAAAAAAGCATGGAAACTGTTACTAATCAAGAATACAAAGAAAAACGTCTAGAAGAAATTCTTGCTAACGGTTTTAGAGAAGTGCCTGAACTTATTCCGCAAGTAACGTTGGACCAAGTTAAAGAAAAGTTTGGTACACTACGGTTTTACTACACTGGCGGAGACGATTATATCAGCGGTATGGTGTCATTAGCAGAAAGCATGACTGGAGTTACTTGCGAAAGCTGTGGTAACATTGGTGAACGCCGGGGCGGCGGATGGGTACACACTTATTGTACACCTTGTGAAGAAGCACGTGAACTAGCACGTAAGCAAGCGGATGAAGAATGGGAAATGAAAAAATTACTCAAGGAAGGAAACGAGCAATGATTACAATGAAAGAATGGATGGAATTGGTTGACTATAAAATTACCGAAGGTGGTGATTATGGTTGGAGTTGTTACGGCCCAAATGCCTACACACTGGATTCATGGAATGGTGTTCACGGCAAGGGTGGGTATAGTTTTAGTATTGTGTTCAGTACTAAAACTCAAAAGGTCTACGAAGTTAGCATGTGCGATTATACCAATGACCGTGCTTATCGAATGATTAATCCAAAGAATCAAAAGAAGCATGAAAAAGAAGCATTGGAACGTGGTGTTAATTTGAATGAAGCGTGGGACGAAGTAGACTATGTTGATTTGGATGTAGTAGATGACTTTATCCAAAAAGCACTGGCTATTCGGGCAGGCGAAGAATATGATACCCGTGTACAAATACCGGTTGACTTTTCGGACGAAGACCTGTTACAATACATGAAACTAGCGCACGAGCGTGATATGACCTTTAACGAACTTGTTGAAGAAGCATTGCGCTTTGCTATTGAAGAATACGAAATGGGAAATCTTACTAAAGAAGATGCTCAAAAGTGGAAATTAGAAAGTCAGGGAAAACCTTGGCCATTTGAGAAAGAAGAAAGCAATGAAGATAAAGTTGGTCAGTGATTTACATTTGGAATTTTCGGATTGTTTTATTAACAATAACGAAGGTGCCGATGTATTGATTTTAGGTGGCGATATTATGATTGCCCAAGATCTCCACGACCATCATGCCGCTGACTTTAATCCTTACAGCAATGGCGCATTGGCAGACCTTAGCCGTAAAATGCAACGGGTTGCTCGCTTTCGTGATTTCTTAAAGCGTTGCTCGTTTCAGTTCAAGGATGTTATCTACATTGCCGGCAACCATGAGTTTTACAATGGAAAGTTTTACGCTGGTATTGATTACCTGCGTGACGAGTGCTCTAAGTATCCTAACGTCCACTTCTTAGAGTGCGACACTAAAGTTATTGATGATGTAACATTCATCGGTGCTACATTGTGGACTGACATGAACAAGGGCGACCCTTTGACGATGCATGCCATTGAAGGTATGATGAACGACTTCCGTATCATTCGTAACGACTATAGAAACTATGCGTGTATGAGTGCTCGAGATGTTGTTAGTCGTCACGCTAGAACTTTGCAATACTTTAGAACGGTGCTAGCAGAACAGCATGATAAGAAGTTTGTTGTAGTTGGACATCACAGTCCAAGTTTCCAAAGTGTAAATCCAATTTACGCACATGAAACTTTGATGAACGGTGGTTACCACAGTGACTTGAGTGAGTTCATTTTGGATCACCCACAGATTAAACTGTGGACACATGGTCACACCCATCATCCGTTTGATTACATGATTGGTGAGACTAGGATTGTATGTAACCCACGTGGTTATGAAAACGACGGATACAGCGAAAACACAGGCTGGGATCCTACTAAAATTTTGGAGATTTAAATGACAGAAGAAAAACGCCCCACAGTTGTTGAAATGCTGAGAACCACTGGCATGAATACTGCTGAATTTATGGATAAGGTTGCAGCTCATATTGAAACATTAGAGCAAGAAGTTATCCGCTTACGTCAACGTGTTCAAGAAATGGAATTGAGTAATGACAACTCTAAGTGAAAAAGACTTTAAGCTATTTAAAAAATGGCTTAAAAGCCATCTAGCATACGGGCCCGTAACTATTACCTTTACCAAAAAAGATGGTAGTGAACGAGTGATGGAGTGTACTACTAGTCCATCGCTTGTTCCATTTGTTGAAGAACCGATACACGTAACTAACACAGATAATCCAATAGATTTTCCAGTTCCAAAAAAGGAAAAGAAAGTCAACGAAGATATATGTCCAGTTTACGATTTAGAATCACAACACTGGAAGAGTTTTCGATGGGACAGTGTTAAACAAGTTACCCTTACTATTTGAAAGAATAAAATGAAAATTGGACTAAGTTATAGCCGTTGCGTTCGAGACATTGTAGACGGCGTAGTAGACATCGATGATGTTTTGGTACTTATCACTCGCACAGATTTTGATCCGCGAGATGCTGATCAATGGCAAGGAATTTGGATTGGCTACGGTGGTGGCACTGAAAATGCCTACTTGAATGGATTTTTTAGTCATAGCAATCCAGAGTGGGCTGGCTATGATGATGAGGATCAGTTCCGTAGTGTTAGTATCGAACTTTGGGAAACTGGTCGACTACACCAACCACGTAAGTTTGGCGCACATCCTAGTCGACGTCCTGAAATTTGGCTAGAAGCGGTGCTACCTAGCAGTGAGCTCGAAACTAATCCAGCCGCAAAAGCCGCTTGGGATAAGTTCCAAATGATTGCTGGATTGACTAACGTAAATCTAGACGACCAGTATCGTTGACATTTTATAGTTGTGGTGCTATACTACGACTATGAAGAAACTGTTACCTATACTGATACTTTTGGCACAACCTGCTTTGGCAGACGACTGCCGATTAGAATTGACTAGCCAAATGACTAGCCAGCGTACAGTTGGCGCAGTTGTCGATTTAGTTAAAAATAAATCTGAAAATTCTTGCCAAGTTAAATTTCGTATCAAAGTAAACGACGAATGGCATAATGTAGATTGGACACAAACTGGATTTTATCAAACTGAGGTACTTTGCCAAATGGCAATACGGCAGGGTACTAGCGACTTGCTAGTCCAATTGCCGGGCAAGTTTAAATCCGAATCCAAAATGGTTTGTAAATCAAAAGAGCCAAAGCCACTTGTATTAGGCTACGAAGGTAAAGAAACAGAATTTGGATTGGATCAAAAAAATCCAATGTATTTCAAAATTGGCAAGGTATCCAAATGCCGTATGTTCAAAGGACATCATGCCGATGGTGTTGCCAATCCAATTTCAGGAGTTATTTGTTTGAACAATAATGAACTTTGGACATTCGTGGACAAGTTTTGACTTGACTGAATAACAGTTTGATTGTATAATTAACTTACATTAACACACAGAGAGGCAGATATGAAAGGCTATTTAATTGCGTTTGTTTTGGGAATGGTTGTAGCAACTGTTGGAGTTTCCGGCATTGCTCGCATTTTTGATAAAGGTATTGATACAGTTAAAACACACAGTCAGGAGTTGGCAAAATGAGAATTTTCGTAGCACTTATTTTGGCTAGTAACATAGCCGCTTGTAGTACATCAGCTGGTTTAGTAAAAGGACTTGGTGAAGATATCAAGTCTGGAACTGACTGGACTGCTTCTAAAATCAAATCCAACTAAGGACTTAAAATGAAAAAGACTTTATTTCTACTACCAATCGTAGCCGCATTAGCCGCTTGTGGTACTACTGACCCGTACGGAAAACGTGCTGAACAAGAACGTGCTATTCAAACTAAAAGCGTTGAACGTACAATTGACAAAGCACCGGACTGGATGGTTAAACTTCCTACTAGCTCGTCAGCTGTTTATTCCGCAGGTACTAGCTCAAGTGGTGACTACTCAATGGCTGTACACAAAGCCAAAGCAGAAGCATACGGTAAAATTTGTATGACTGCTGGTGGTACTGTTAGCCAACGTACTAAAATTTATAAAGCAGATACTGCCGATGTTAGCTCAGAGTTGAGTGAGTTGGTTATTCGTACTGCTTGTAAAGAAGTCGACATTACAGGTGTCGAAGTAGCTGATAGAAAAATCATTGCTGATGGCGGACGTTATCGTGCGTATGTTCTTGTAGCACTTCCTACAGGTGATGCTAACATTTTGAAGAAGGCTAAAGATCAACAAAAGATTAATGAACTGGCCGCAAAACGTGCTCCAGAAGCATTTAAAGAATTGGACGCACAATGATTAGAGAGTACATTAACATCGTAGAATCGTTAGGCAAAGGCATTACTGACGAATGGTTTAAGGACGGTGGATTCAAAACCTACAAACGTCCTGCCAAAGAAAAATACGAAGTTGCGTCTGAGCCTGGAACTATTAATACCCTTGAAGGACCAGTTAATTACCCAAAAGGGTTTTATATTATGACTGGGCCAAAAAGCGAGCAATATCCAATTAGTCCTGAAAAGTTTAATGAACTCAAAGACGATTTGGGTAACGGTATTTGTACACCTAAAAAAATCATAAAGATTGCTAAGTTAGCAGATCACTCAGGAACAGTCGATACCAGCTGGGGTGAGAAGTTACACTACAATCCTAATGAAGATGTTATTGTACGACACGGTGAAAACGATTACGGTGTTGTAAAGAAAGACATCTTTGCTCAAACTTACGAGATGCCAAAATGATTAAAATTATATTAGCATTTTTAGTTGTATTTGGTGTTTGTTATTTTGGTATTAAAGGTTACAGAGATTTGTCTGGAAAGGACAAATGGGCATTGACAAAATTACTAGGTTATAGTATACTTGTCGCAGTACTTACACTAGTGGTACTGACTGTATTCGTAATTGTTTTTTAAGGATGTATATGGTTAATGATCGTTATCTTCGCCCACTGTATTTTGCTTTGGGTTTTGCTGTTTGCTTTTTTCTTTTTTCACAAGGTATTATTTAAAATGAAACGTATTTTTACTCTCTCTATTCTCGCCGCCGCAATTCTTGCTACAGGTTGTACCCGTATCGAAACTGGTGAAGTTGGTGTTCGCGTTGGCTTTGACAAGCAAGTTCAAAGTGGTGAATTATTGCCTGGCTCATTCAATCAGGTATTGATTGGCGATGTGTTGACATTTCCTATCAAGGATGTCAATGTTACATTAGAGAACATGACTCCAGTAGCTAAAGACAACTCTACCATGAAAGACTTTGATGCTGTAGTTGTTTACAACATCAACCCACAACAAGTGTCAGAACTGTACGCTACAAAAAACAAGGCTTTTCACGCTGACTTCAAGGGTGACACGTATGTGATGTACAATTACATTGTGCAAAATGCTCGCAATGCTATCTACAAGGCTGCACGTAAGTACGATGCATTGGACATGGCAGACAGCCGCGGTGAAATGGAAAAGTTCATCCAAGACGAGATTGTACGTAACTTGGCAGAAGAAAAGTTGGACGGCACTATTATGATTAGCCAAGTGTTGATTCGTAATGTTGTGCCGGCTGACACTGTAGTTGAAAGTGCAAACGCATTGGTCCGTAGTAAAAACGAATTGAAACAAAAAGAAGTTGAAGTTAAGACTGCTGAAGCTGAAAGCCGTCGTATGGCAGCATTGGCTAACAACAGTGGTAGTTCAATTGCGTTCATGCAAGCACAGGCTATGTTGAACATCTCCGAAGGTATTAAGAACGGCCGAGTGCAGACCATTGTTGTTCCAAGTAACTTCAACGCATTGATGATGAACAAGTAATATGCTCTGGACTCTAATACTATTTGCACACGCCGGGGCATTGAGTAATACGGATTCTATGGCCCTGGCTCAGGTACCTGGTTTCCGAACTCAACAAGAGTGTCGTGCTGCTGGTGATGATGCTAAAAAGATGGCACAGTCTACTACCAAAGTCATGAAGTATACTTGTGTAGAAGTTACCAAATGAGTAATCTTTGGTTCAACATCAGATTTGGTGTGCGCCATTTTCAGTGGTCAAGAGACTGGGAAATCACATTCCGTGTGAATCC